TGACTATCTCGAAGCCGTCATTGAGTGAGCCGTCATCCTTCATGTAGGCACGACTACCCAAGATGTTTTGAGTTATCTCAGCACCATGATAGCGAGAGTTATTCCTAGCCTCGACTTCTAACTCGAAGCCTAGATGATACTGACCAGCACCAAAGAACTCAGGGCGTGGTCGGTACGAATAACTATGGATAATTCCATTGTCATCATCCTCATCTGGGTCATACTGACAATCGTAGTGTTCAGACCAGTATTCATCACCGCAATCATCACAGGTATAGATGTTGGCATCTGCACACCCTTCGCAGTATCTCTGACCTTCCCACCGTCTAGTGTCTGATAATCGGACAGTATCCTCACAAGACTCACAATAGTGGAAGTTATCACTACCACCGTTATCAGCCATGTAATTATCAGCGCAAGGCTGGCATCTGTTGTCGCCCTCAATCTGGGTGAACACCATGAACTCATGGTTGTCTGGTAGGTTGAAAGCCTCACGCATACGCCAACTTCTAAAGTTAATCATGGCATAGTTGTTGTCACAGGCCACACATCCATTATCTACACAGCCTTCGTGAACGACAATGGCGGTATAGTCAGCAAGCACACCTTTCGTGAATCGCCAGCGACCATTACTATCATCAGTCTCAGGCTTTCCACAACATTGACAGACGGGTGTGTCTTTTATGATAGGGAACACTTCTAACTGTTGCTCTAGTGTTAATTCCTCATCTAGTCTGTCCCAATGGATGCGACAACCTAGACAGTAGAGGCGTTGGTCTTGGTCTTGGCTAGAGTGAACGAATAGGTGGTCTGGCTTGTTGCACCTAGCGCATACTCCAATCTCGACATAGCCGAAACTCATGTTACTTGTTTCTTGCTGTCTGATTTTCAGACGCTTGCTTGGCGATAAGCCATGCCTTGCGGTACTCGCTAACTGAACGAGTGAGTCTTGCGTTAGCAACTGCGGTTGTGATTACTAGCGATACTGAAACAACTAGCGCAATCATTACTGCTAGGATGTCTCCTGTTGATAGGTACATTGTGGTTCCTTTCGGGTTGCAGGTGTCTGATTTTCAGACACTCTGAGTGGATGTATTTCCACTCTCTAAATGTAGTCCATGCCAGCCACTAAATCAAGCACCTAGCGACACGGATTTATCTAGCGCCAAACACGACTACGGCTGAGCCCGCCCGCCACCGACACAAACTAAAAGGCGACTACGGCTGAACTAACGACATCCAACACAAACTAACCGACACAAACCCAACACAAACAAAAAACATTTTTCGCGGGCGCGGGGCGCGGACATGGGAAAGCCCCGCCCCCCGATTAAGGGAGACGGGGCGAATCCTTGAGAGTTACGCAACCGCCTCGACAACTGACAGGGTGCGGGATGTCTTGAGAGTGTTAGCCAAAAGATGTGCAACCGCCTCGGCATCCTTGAGAGCCTTGCCAGTTAGAACAGGCTTAGCCTTCAACGCTTGACCCAGCGCGGAAAGAAGATCGTCAATAGTGGCAACCTTTGGAGACTTCTCGTTGTGATGCGCCTCGCGCTTTTCTTTGGCAACAGGAGCGGGAATTGAATCCGCTAGTGCTTGAAAATCCTCGGCACTTTCGACCAACTTTGCAAACCCGTCACCCTTGAGCGCTTTCTTGCCCATGATGACAACCGCGAACGATTGACGGAGAGGAGCCTTATCTCCACCCTTCAACCCGCGAACAGTAGCAACCGCAGGAAAATGCTCAGCCCATGAAGAACGAATCGTAGGGAGAGCGCCGACCTTTTCAGCCTCAACGATTGAAGCCTTGAGACCGCGTACAGAAATCACGCCTTGAGACATGAGAGAAACCCCGCGCTCAAAAGCGATTAACTCACCAGACAGAGAGCCCGCAGGAATCGCGGACAACTCAGCAACGAGTGAAGTGTTAATTGAATCCTTGCTTGATGTTACTTTTCCAGACTTTGATGCTGTCATGATTTTTTACCTTTCATTAGTGTCTGATTTTCAGACAGTAGCGGGAAGGTTTCCCACTAAGAGAATCTTCCCATATTTCCCCCACTAAGTCAAAGAGGCTAGAGCAAAATCTTTTTGAGCCTCATCCAGCCCGCCCAAGATCATGCCCCGCAGAAGCCACAGGAAGCCCGTAGAAGCCCGAACGGAAAGCCCCGAGCAGATAGTCACCCAACACAAACCACCCCTTAATTCCCAGACCCCAAAAAAATCCGCGCTCGCCCCTAAAGGGGCTCGCGGTAGACCCTCGCGGGTTATTAAATCGCGGAAGCGATACTAAAAACACGGGGGGATAAATCCCCCTCGACCCCCTAAGAGCGCGAATGTGCTCGTCCCTCGCACTCATCATTCGCCAAAAAACTTCGTGGTCGCTTGCACGACCCCAGTGCTTGTTATAGACGTCCCGTCTAGTATTACACTATCGCCCAAAAATATTTTCACGGTATTTGGGCTCAGTGTGACCTATATGTCCATATTAGTACTATAATTTAAGTGACTTCAGTCACATTCGTAATATAGTACCGTTCGGTTTTTGTATTTGAACGGGTTAGTATATATGTAACCTAATAAACGAACGACTACGCAAGAGTGAGTTTATCTGACTGTGAGTAGATGGCTGAGGTAGACGAACGTAGTGAGTCTGGCTTGAAGCCAGCCTACGAACCACGGGGGTAGCGAGCGCGCTTTTAGCGCGAGCGAAGGGGTGTAAACCCTGGTGGTTATATGGGGCTTTTAAAAGGGGAGTTATGGTAGCGGGTAAAGGTAGCGAGCACCACAATGTCAAGGCTTTGAAAGAAGCCAAGGCAAAGGTACTAGAGTTTATTAAGCAGGGGCTAGCCCTCGAAGATGCCATAGCCAGGGCAGATCGTAAGCCAGATGTCATGAAAGACTGGCGCAAAGACGAAGCCTTTATGAAGGCCCTGGACAAGGCCCGCCTAGAAGGCGAGAAGGTTCTCTCGATTGTCACAGGAGATGCCAAGTTTAAGATAGGCTTTGAGGAGTTCTCGAAAGAGTTCCTAGATAGCCCGATCTTCCCGCATCACCGCTCTTGGATTGACATCATTGAAAACCGTGAGCCGTCCTATATGCATGAGTCGATGGTCTACGAGCCAGCCAGCCCTAAGCGTCTGCTGCTAAACGTACCGCCCGAGCATGCCAAGTCTACCGTGATCACAGTCAACTACTGTGTCTATCGGATAGCCATGGATCCTAATATTAAGATTACGATTGTCTCTAAAACGCAGGAACGCGCCAAGGAGTATCTCTACTCAATCAAGCAGCGTCTGTCACATGAGCGCTGGGCCAAGATGCAATCTGTCTACGGGTCCTCTGGTGGTTGGAAAGAAGATGCAGATACTTGGAAGGCTGATCGTATTTATCTCAGCCGCGATTCCACTGAGAAGGACCCAACTGTTCAGGCTCTGGGTGTTGGCGGTCAGATCACTGGTGCACGTTCTAACCTTATTATTCTGGATGACGTCGTTACTACCTCCAACGCGCATGAATGGGAAAAGCAACTACTCTGGCTCCAACGAGACGTAGTGACAAGACTCGGTGATAATGGTAAACTACTTATCGTAGGAACCCGTATTGCTTCAAATGATTTATATCGTGAGATCCGTAACCCTGAACATTGGACGGGTGGTAAAACACCATTTACGTACATGTCGATGCCAGCCGTATTGGAGTTTAATGATGATCCCGAGAAATGGCTTACGCTCTGGCCAAAGTCAAACATACCCTGGGAGGGTTCTGATGAGAACATCCTTCCCGATGAAAACGGCCTTTATCCTAAATGGAACGGGCCAGCACTCTTTCGCAGACGTTCAGAAGTATCTCCTTCTGCTTGGGCACTTGTTTATCAGCAACAAGACGTCCAAGAAGATTCTATATTTCCGCCTTCGTGCGTTCAAGGTTCGATCAACAGGATGCGAAAACGCGGGATCCTAAAGCCTGGTACTCCTGGCCATCCTAGTGAAAAAGGTCAGTGGTACACCATCATGGGCTTAGACCCAGCGATGAGTGGTAATACCGCTG